TGGGTCTATTTGGAATGTAGGAGCAGCTAGTGTTGCAGCTTCCATCTTTGCTTCTTGTCCCGCAACACTAGCCGCTGTACCTCTGGGAGCAGCCAGAGTAGGAGCTTCAGTAACTTGTACTGCTGGAGCAGCTTCAGTAACAGCAGCTTCAGGAGTTTCACCTAATAGTTTACCTGTAGTAGTTAAAAATTCATCTTGTCCTGCAACAAGAGAAGGTTTTTCCATTTTTACAAGTTCAGGAGCTTTTGGTGGTTTTACATCTTGCAGACGATCAACACCTAATTGTGCAGCAAGTTCTGATTCTGCTCTTCGTTGTTCACCAGTACGAAATTCTTGACCAGCAAGTTGTGGTGTTGAACCAGAAGCGCCAGAAGCACCTGACCGGACAAAATCTTCAGGATTAATGAACCTAGTTCCTTCACCAGCACCACGCCCAGCGGAGCCGAAACGGGCGATCTGTTCAGGGGATGCGGCTCTAATTATATTACCAGAAGATGCGGAGTCACCTGGACGACCACTAAGTCTATGAATGTTACCGTCCCGATAAACTAAATTATTGCCTAGATTGATTGAGGGCATTATTTATTCTTTCCTTTTATTTATCTAGCTGCACTTGAACCGAAATAGAAACTTACAATAGCTGCAAGCGTATGAATGTATGCAGGAGCTAGTGCAATACCATCAATAGCTTTCCATCTTACCTTATCAGCTTGCTCCCATATGAATGGTAAAGCCCATTCTCCTGCTTCTGTTACTGATACAACAATAGGAATACCAAAGAAAGGTGCAGCAAAGGGTACTATAACAATACAACCTACACAGATAAGAGCGATTAATCTACGAGTAAATGCAAACTGTTTATCTTTTAAACCATGCTCACGGGCTGCTGATACTGCCTTCTGCTGTTGAGCCATTGCAGCAATCATCATACGATGTTGTTCTGCTTTAGCTTTCATGATCTGTCCGATCATAGTGGTTATAAAGCCCATAGCAGAGCCACCTAATAATGTCATTACTAAGCTCATATCTGATTACTTCTTTTCAGGTTTAGGTTTTCTATTCTCTGGCTTAAGATACTTATCTCCTACGATGAAACCGTGAAAGTTATCTCGTAGGAATGTATGTACTGTCTCTGTAGGAATAGACCAACCCATATGAGTTACTGCTTGAAACCCAGCCGCTGATACTCTTGAAGGTACACCAATCATCTCATACTTTTTACGTACATCAGAGTAAGCAAACAATGCACCACCACTATTACCAAAGATAATAGGAGCAGTTGCTAGTTGATATCGATAACCATTAATAACCTGTTCAGCAAAAGCCATCTCACCACTTGTCATGGAAGGTGGAAAACCTAATCCTGCACCTACAGCCCATACAGTCTGGCCTAACTTAGGTGATTGTTCTTCTGGTAGCATATTAGCTATACGTACTACTCCACGTTCTGTATCACGTAGTCTTAATAGAGCTAAGTCTCTTTGTTCATCATGTGCTACAATATCCGCTATACGTCCACGAGTACCTACTGAACGGGAACAACGTACATAATCAAACCAGAATGCAGTAACAGGCTCTCTTGTTTCTCGCTTAACCTTCTTACCCTTCATACCATCCCATACTTCTCTTATAGTAATCTGATCACTAATCACATGATAATTAGTGAGGATGTATGATTCCCATTTACCTTCATGTTGTCTTGAATAAAGAACTGTACCAGAACCTGATGTATTAATACGTACTGCTGTATCTAACATCTCTTCATGTTGTGGTCCACAGTTACCTGCTAATACAGCAGATACACTAGCACAGAAAAGTAGACCAGCAAATAAAGTAGTTTTGATATTCTTTATAAAGTTCTTTTTCATGTTAGTTCCTTTTATTAAATAGCTCAAATAATGTTTGCACTTTATCTTCAAGTACTTTTACACGCACTAGTATCTCTGCTCTGAAGGCTATTGCTACCGCTCCTACTGCGATTACTCCAGAGATAATAGGCCATATATCTACTACTTGTTCCATTATGGTTTAAATATATTACCCATTCACTTCTAAAAGATGTGCTGCCCATGCAGCCTTAACTTCATCTGTCCAAGCAGCATTGGCTATTGCTTGTACTTCAGCCGGTTTACCAGAAATATCTTCATCAGGCGACAGAACATACCTAAAGTAATTTCCTCTACTTCTAATCTCATCGTTACTATCGTCAATGATTTGTCTATCTTCACGCACTTGGACGTGCTTGAAATCACCGACGATCTCAATTTTGTCTATAGTTGTTCGTTCAATTAACGCCATAATTTTTTCTCCTAAATTAAACTCTGTACCAAACGGACCCAATTATCAGACCATCGGCAGACAAATCCGACAGCAGAGTTGCCTCAGTGCCAGTTGACACTCCCCACTTGGTCATCTGTATCCCTGTGTCCCCAGAACTGACATACATCGACAGTGCATCCGTCGTAGCTAAACCAGTTGCATAGGCAATGGACCCCGCAAACCAAGAAGTAGCCGTGCTACTTGAAGTAAACGGAAGTCCCCCGACAATCCGGCCAGAGTAAGATGTTGTTAATGTGCCTAGAGATGTTATTTGTAAAACGAAGCTCGCATTAACCACCCTACCAATTTTTGTATAGAAGCCAGAATTATTCGAGCCGTAAGACTGGGATTCTGACGTGCCCCCATTGTTACTGGCATCTCGAACGTCTGGTGTCCATGTGCCTTCTTCATAATCATCTAAAAGATTAGCGGCAGTTGCAGATGTTACACCTAGATATACACCCTTACTGCTAGTACCGAATAAAATATTACCCGCTGACACTTCAACATCTGTTGCACCAGTTGCTACATTAACTACAGTAGTATCAGCATCATTCTTAATTGTAATATCGTCTGTACTGCCCTGACCAGTTAAGATTAATCCTTCTGCTGATGTATAACCTATTGCTGCATTATCACCAGCAGATGTATCTCCAGCAGGTTCAACTGTACCTGTAGCAGTAACATTCCCAGTTACAGCCATTGCAGAAGCTTCAACATAAGTTTTTATTCTTGAAGCTGCTGTTTTCCTAAGTGTACCGCCAGCACCATCATCTACTAAAAGTAAATCAGCATCAGCAATTGCTGCACCTATATCCGTATGTCCTGTAAGTACAGCACTAGATAGTTTAGCTGCTGTTATTGTAGAATTAGAAGGTGTACCAATGGATACGCCTTCACCCATTGCTACTCCAAAGAAATTATCACCAGCAGTAGGAGCCGTAGTAAAAGTTATATTTGATCCACTTACTGTATAATCAGTAGAAGGTTCTTGAAGTACACCGTTTATACTTATGATTAAAGCATTAGGAGTAATAGGATCAATTGCTGTACCACCAGAAGCTATTGCATGAGTAGCATCGGAACCATCAAAGTCACCTGAAAAGTCATCAAGTTTACTGTAGTTACCCTGCTGTGGTGATTTACCTATATATGGCATATTCTATTTCCTTTTTAAATTACCAAAGCTTTGCAGCTAAATTCTTAACACGATCTGGGGCTGCACTAACGTCTGCGTTCTTGTTATAAATTACTGTATCTATTTTTTCTCTGGAGATTTCCGTACCATCTCGTTTAATTACAAGAACATTCCTTGCGATAATTGTGCCGTCTGCAAGAACATCGCAGCGATCTATTTCTGTTGTTTCTGTCAATGCCATATCTATTAACCCCCGCTCAGTGCAAGTCTTCGTTCTTCATCCGCCGCCATTTTTTCAGCGTATGCCGTTATAGCTGCATCCGTATGCTCAACTTCTGCTATTTTTTTAACAACATCTGGAGCATTACTAACATCATCGCCGGGGCAGAAAACTTGTCGATTGATATATTTGCGAGAAACTTCCACACCATCTCTTTCAATAACCAGAGCAGTTCGTGCTTGAATTGTCCCATTAGGAAGAACCTCACACTTGTCTACTTCTGTCTTTTCTGTTAACGCCATTATGTATTCTCCTCTAAGCAGCGTGATACATGACATTGACACTAATTTGAAATGATGTATCTACATCATCGTCAGCCCATGAGTCAACCGCACCAGTAGCATGAACAAACCAGTACCCGCCCATGACCGCCGTGCCATTCTGAATATACCATAAGTTATCATCCATCGACGCCGGTCCATCGGCGTGGTTAACAGTTACGGCCCCCCGTGTGTAAGCATTATCCGAATTTTCGGCACCATCCAAAATTGTGAAGGGCAGACTTATGTTCAATCGCCCATTAGGAGAATTGTCAGAGGTCGCTGAAATTGCCCCGTGTATATAAACGAACCGACCAATTTTTGTGTACGACAAAGTATCTGAGACGCTGGATAGATTATACCCCCCACTGGTTGCAGTAGTTAGCGTTGCCGTGTAGGTTCCTTCTTCGTAGTCATCCAAAAGATTAGCGGCTGTAGCAGATGTTACACCTAAGTAAACACCTTTACTCCCAGTACCAAACAAAAGATTACCCGCTGATACTTCAACATCTGTTGCACCAGTAGCTACATTTAAAATAGTTGTATCTGCATCATTCTTAATTGTAATATCATCGGTGCTGCCTTGTCCGGTTAATATCAATCCTTCTCCTGCTGTATAACCTATAGCGGCATTATCTCCAGCAGATGTATCTCCCGTTGCATTAACAGTCAGACCAGTAACATCACTTGAGAATACACCAGTAGTAGCAGTTAAGGCTTGTGCAGCAATCGTACTTCCAGACTGTGCAGTAAAAGTATTAGCAGTAAACTGAAAGTCATCTGCACCAGCAATACGGATATCAATCTGGTCATCTGTATCAGCAGTTATAGTTGTATCTGCATCAGCATCTAGAATAAGTTCTTTACCATCTAAATCTGCACTAGCGGCAGTAGATGGCGTAACTCCTAAATAAGGCATTATGTTATCTCCATAACTGACAGTGCGATATCTACTGCTGCACTTCCTGTAACAGTTAATGTATCTGTAGTTTCCATTATAATTTTATTACCGCCCATAAATTCTAATGAACTATTAGCAGGAATAGCAGCAGAAGTTATCAATTCAACATCTTGGTTAGTTTCATTATTAGCTCCTGCTCTATTAGCAGTATCTGTTCCAAGAGTAACTGAAGATGTAATAGCACCAGAAGTTGTATTACCTATCATTAATCCTAATATAATAGTAGTAGTGCTACCTGCAACAGTATAAATTACATCCGCTGATGTCACTCCTGCCTTAGTTATAACTTTAAATGTATTAGCCATATCAACCTTTCCTTTTTATCCTAAAGCAATTACTAAACCAACATCTACTAAATCTGCACCACCAACAGTAAGTGTTCCTGCTACTGCTACATTTGCACCAGTCATAGTTATAGCAGTTGTGTCAGAAGAACTAGATGTAATCCTTAGTTGACCACTATTGTTTTTAAG